ATCAAAGCGGCACGGGTGCCAGGGTCCATCTTGGTGTTGTTCATGGTGGACTTCAACGTGTCGAGCGCACCACTAGCAAGCAGGGCCTTTTGGGCCTGGGAGTCTGTCGCTTCCATTGCCTTGACAGCCGCCTCAGCGACACCCAGCAAGGCGTCAGCGTTGTCCCGGCCCTTGTTGGTGAAGATTGACACGACCTTGCCGTTATCGGCCAGGGATTCCTTCAGGTCGTCCAACGCCGACTGATAACCCATGACCGCGTTGGTGCGCGACATGGCCGCCGTGAAAAGGTCAAACTTTTCCGCGGCCTCAGCGGTGGCATCCCCGGTGTCTTCAATCTCGTTGCCGAGCTCGTCGTACAGGGCAGGCATTCCCGCGGTCAACCGTTGGGCGCGCACTGCCGCGTCGGCGTAGTCCCGGTGGGTGTCGGCGGCAGTCGTCGTGTCGCCTGCCAGGTTCTTGACCGCGAAACCCGCAGACTTGATGAGGCCCGTGATGCCAACGAAATAGCCTAGGAACTCCGCGAAGCCCTCGTTGCGGGGCACGTTCATGTCCTCGCCTAGGCGGTTGATACCTGAGCTAAGGTCCCCAAGCGCCCCGACCGCCTGACCAATCTGCATTCCCAGCGCCTCAAACGCGGGCTGCAAGTCGCGGAGGCTATCGGCCAGGTCATCCGTGCCATCAGCCGACTGGCCCATTCCGGCAAGGAACCCCGCACCAAATGATTCCTGCAGCTCGTCAAACGCCACACCTAGGCGTTTGATTTGGCCTTCATACGTTTTGGCGGCGGCGGCGGCTTGACCGCTGAAAGTCTTGTTGAGTTGCGCGGAAACCGCGGCAAGGTCCTTTGACTTTATGGTGGCGTCGTCAAGCGGAATGCCGAGGCGACGCAAGGCCGTGAACTGTCCTAGAGCTGCCTTGGACAAGGCCATGGTGACGGATTCAAGATCGCGTCCCGTACCGGCGCTCACGTCGAGGGCGACATTCAACAGTTCCTGCGATTGGGTGACGTCGCGGGTGGCAAGCAACAGCCGCTGAAAAGCGGGACGCAACTGGTCGTCAGCGACACCCGTGGAAAATTGCAGGTCGTCCACAAAGTTGGCGACAGCGTCAGTTTGGAATCCCTGCCCCACGGCCTGCAATGCCTTGTTGAGGGAAACGAGTTGCTTTTCCTCGGCCATAGCGGCCTTGACGCCATCCACACCCAGCTTGAGCGCGAACGCCCCAGCCGCGGCGGCGGCACCCGCAAGGGCAGGGCCAACCACGCCACGGAGGTTGGCACCAATCGCCGTCATCTTGCCGCGGAAACCTTCAGCGTCCCGAACGGCGCTCATCATGCCGCGCCGGAAACTGTTGGTATTGGCGACGAGGCTTACAGTGAGGGTACGCCCCGTTGCCATTTAGCCTCCTCGCTCAAACTTGCGCTTGATTCGGTCAACGGCGTCGAGCCATTCCCGTAGGGCGGCGCCCTTGTATCTGCCCATCTGCCGCATCCATCCGGTGCCCGATCCGAACGCGGGCGGCATGGTTGCGCTTGAACGGCCCTGGTTACCCGCATGTGACGGGAACCGGGCCATGGTGGGGGAGGCGCCCCCACTGAAGGCGCGCCTGTTACTACCGATGCTCACGGACGGGATGCGGTCCCGCTTGGCGCGCACAGTGGCCGCGATTGCTCCGCCCCACGGCCCGGCCTGCATTGCGGCTTGTTTGTATGCCGGGACCATGAGGCGCCCGGCAATGTCCTTTGACGAAACCCGCAACTCGTTTTGTGCTTCCTTGGGAAGGTTCCGCATATCCCGCAGTAGCGATGTGAGCCCGAATATTTCTAGTTCCGCGATGCGTGCCACGTCTAACCTCTGTTTCGTTCAACTAGGACGCGGCGCATAGCGTCGAGCAGTGCCGGGTCCGTAGCGGCCAGCTCGTTTGGTGCTATCCCGGTAGCGACGGACAACTGAGCTATGAACCAGTGTTCGCTACCGGGTCCGAAGGGACCTCAGGGTCCGAACCCGCCTCATAGTCGCTGACCATGGCAAGCCACTGGTCAAAGTCGCTGTCTGCTTGGCCTTGCCGGTGGAGTGCGTGCCACCCCAACCAAAATAGGTATTCCTCACGCTGGTCCACGGACACGGCAGTGACAACCGATGTCTGAAACTTCCGCTCAAACATGATGCGGTCAATTGGCAGAATGCGTGCCGTGGCCGTGCGACCGTCAGCGTAAGTGAACTCAATCTGCATTGCTTACCCCCTGTGAGGTTTAGGAGAAGGTGCCGTCAGTGACAGCGCCGGAAACCTGAATGGTGATGCTTGCGGTGACGACCTCACCCACGGCGGAGCCAAGCTCGACCGCGGTGATGATGCCGGAACCGTTGACCTTGACGCGTCCAGCCGCGCTACCCGCGGGGCCGTACTCCCACGTCTGTGACGTGCCGAGCCAACCGGCAATGGTGCTGTACACGGTGGCGTCAAACATGCCGGCGATGGTGATGGTGGCGTCCTTCAGTCCCGCAACGTATGAACGGGTCCCTGAACCAAACGCGGTGGTGTCAGCGGTGTCAGCGGAACGGCTCACGGTCACGCTGTTGAGGTACGTGGACAGGTCGCTAGACGCAACCTTGAAGTAGCTGTCCTTGCCGTGGACGAATGCCATTAGTGCTCCTTATCGGCGGGCGAGTGAGGTGGTGAACGTTGCGGCGGCGCCAGCACCGGTGAGGGTCCAGCTCGCCCGCAGGTAACGGTTTACCGTTCCCGACACCACGACCCTTTGGGAAGTGGCGCCGGTGGCGGCGGTGAAGGTTGTCAGGTCCGTCCACGTGCTGTTGTTTGTGGAGTGCTGCACCTTCACAGTTAGGGTCCCCGTGCACGCGGTCACGTGGAGAGTGGCGGCGGCGCCGTTGCTGGTGCCTGCCGCGTCAGTGTGTGTGGTTCCGTTGCCCCCGGCGGTGACCTCGGCTAGGTCGTACAGGCTGACGCCCGCATCAAAGCGCCCGTCACCTTGGAAGGTGATACTGGCGCCGACGACCTCACCCACCGCGCTGGACAACTCGTAGGCGGTTTCGCGGGCGGACACCACGAGTACGGGGGAGCCGACCGCGAGACCTTCCGGCGCCACAGTCACGGCTGACCCGTTAGCGGCGCCCAAGGCGGCCACGGCGGGAGTGTCCGACAAAGGCTCAAACAGGCCCGTGGCGGTCAGGGTCGAGTCCGACACGCCCGGCACGTAGGTGCGGTTCACCTCAGTCAGGGCGGTGGTGTCGGCGGTTTCCGTGTTTGTTGAACTGGTGTACCCGGTCAGGTACGCGGCCAGCGCCGTGGAACCCACCATGAGGCGGCTGTCCTTTGAGTGCGTGAAGCTCACGCGATCACCTCCACAGTGAACTCAGCGCCGAGGTAGTCCACGTCGCCATATCCGTACACGCCGAGGTTTCCCGCGTTGGTGACGCGGACGGTGTCGGCTGCACCGCCTAACGTCTTGTCCGACTCAATAGCGGCCTTCACGGACTTAGCGCCCGTACCGGACGTGTACCCGAACAGGGCACGTTGCGCCGCCCTTTCCGAGGCACGGGCCACGAGGACACGCACCGTGAAGGTGTAAAGGTCAGCGCCACGTGCCATGACCTCGTCATACGTGACCGCTGTGGGTGGCCCGACAATGGCGCAAGGAATGGGGACCGTGTCAAGGATTTCTGCCTGGACGCGGAGTTTGTCCACGGTTGCCAGGTTCGCGGTCAGTCCGTCAATGATTTGGGCGATATCGGCCACGATGCCTACACAATCGCCATACGTCGGAACGGGTCACAAAGGATGCGGGCGTCGGGGTGCAGTCCACCGGGAAGGCGAATAGCGCCCATCATGTCCGTGCCACCCATGACACCTAGGGGAACGTCACGAGACTTGAACAGTCTCACGGACTGCAACACGCACGCGTCCCTAATCTGTTGCGGGACGGAAGGCCAACCCCACACACCCGACACACGCACCCATCCCGGCATAGCGGGAAGCACCGTGGACGGTTTCGCGGTAAGGACCGTGTACGGGTGAGGCGGGGTCATGGTGGCCGCGTTCACGGGCTGCTTGATAACTGAGGACGCCCCGAGGCTGGTAAACGATTCTGCAAACCCGGCGTACTCGACTTCAACATTTGTGAGGGTGACGAGGTCGTCAATTAGGACAGCGCCGGAACGGGCCCGGTACAGCTTTTGGACGGGGGCGGCTTCCGTGCCTGTCTGCCCAAAGTAGCGGTCACAGTAACGGTCAATGGCCCGTGATGATGACTCAATAATCCCCGACAGGGCTACGTCGTCGTGGT